CGAATGGTTCTTAGGACTAGTAGACCAAGTGTTATTTCAATAAAAGCATTTGAAAAAATAGAACCTACAGTTTCTAAAACTAATTATGACAATGTTCCTTTTTGATCCATTATGATTCAGTATGATTCAGTATGATCCATTATGATCCATTATGATCCAAGGTCATCCCGGGATACCACGGGAAACTGTTGTGGTTCGAACCGAAAAATGTAAAGGTTACAGTAACTTAGCTGTTGACTAAATATTAAAAATACATATTGTATTAAATAAAAAAACAAGAAGGAGAGTGAGATGAAGAAAGTAATATACGGTCCCCCAGGGACAGGTAAGACACACGAATTAATAAACGTTGTAAAAGAATATTTAATAAAAGGCGTACATCCAAGTGAAATTGCATATATATCTTTTACTAAAAGAGCGGCTAAAGAAGCTTTAACCAGAGCTTTAAAAAAATTTTCTGATTTTGATGGACGTACGTATGAAAAAGAACATTTTAAAAATTTTCAAACATTACATGCTTTAGCTTATCACAACGTTCCTGAACTTTTAAATAATACTATGCAGGACATTGATTATGCAGAGTTTGGTTCTATGTTGCCTCTTAACTTAGATGAAGGAGAATATGAATCACCTTTTAGTGAAGACGGTACTTTTAAATCTTCTAAAAATAAATACTTAGATTTTGTAAATTTAGCAGTTATAAAAAAGAAAGATGTAAGTGAATTGTTTGACACAGAGATGCCTTATAAATTAAAAAAAGATATTGCAGTGTTAGTAAGTCAAGAGCTTAAAAGATATAAAGAAGAAAAGTATCTTTTTGATTATAATGATTTTTTAATCCAATTTTCTTTATTAGAAGAAGTACCTTCTTTTAAAGTTTTAATAATTGATGAAGCTCAAGATTTAAGTCTTATACAGTGGGATGCAGTGGACCGTTTAATAGAAAAAGCAGAGAATGTTTATGTTGCCGGCGATGATGATCAAGCTATATATGAATGGGCCGGAGCTGCTGCGGAAAAATTTTTACAGTTAGAGAAAAGAGAGGGTTGGGAAAACAAAACTTTATCTAGATCTTTTAGAGTTCCCCAAGAACTACATAAATTAGCGCAACAAATTATATCAAATATTCCTAATAATTTACGTAAAATGAAAGAATATAGCCCTAATGATGAAGAGGGTGTTATTTATAAAAACATTCCTTCGATTGAGCATATAAATATTGATTCAATTAGAAATATTATAAAAAAGGGAGAAACTATATTGGTTTTAGCAACAACTAATAAAATTGCTGCTGAAGGTTCTTCTTTTTTTAGAAAAAATAATATTCCTTATAGTAGCCCAACAACAAAAGAAGCTAGTAAAGATAAAATAAATGCTATCATTGCTTGGGAAAAGTTTAGAAAAGATGATGTTAAGATGTCTGGTAAAGATATAAAACAAATTTATGTTTTCTTAGGTAAAAATGTAGCTCATGGATTTAAGAAGGGTAAAAAATCTCCTGATGATTTACAAATGTATACTTTTAAAGATTGCCAAAAAACTTTTGGTTTATTAGCTGCAGAAGACGAAACTTGGATTGAAGCTTTTACAAACATGCAAGACAGAGATGTTAGTTATTTTAGGGGTATACTAGCCTCAGGTAGAAAATTAACTGATGAAGCTCCTTGTAGGGTTTCTACTATTAGTTCAATTAAAGGTGCTGAAGCAGATCATGTAATTTTGTTTCCCGATTTATCTTGGGGGGAACATATAAATTACCAGAAAGCTAATAAAGGATATGAAACAGATAGGAAGTTTTATGTTGCTGTGACTAGGGCTAAAAAATCTTTACTTATTTTAGAACCAAAAAAACTTGAAACACGATATCCAAGTTTATGGCATGTGCATTAATAAAGAGGAATAAAAATGAAAAATAAATACGGTATACCAGGATTTACTGAAGAAGGTTATTTTAAAAAACTAGTAGACCAAGGTGTCGTTAAAGACGATGTAACTTTAGGTGACTTAAAAAAATTTGATGCAGTGAATTATCCAGCACACTACAACCAAGGTGGAGTACAATGTATCGATGCCATTGCTTCTATGCAAGGTGATGGTTTTAAATATTATCTACAAGGCAGTGCAGTTAAATATATTTGGCGGCACGAACATAAAGGCAAACCCATTGAGGATCTAGACAAAGCTATTTGGTTCTTAAACAAACTTAAGGAACAGTATGAATAAAACAACTGCAACTACTCCAGTGAAACACCCTAAACAATCAACTTTGTTTTCTGTTGCTACAAACTGGAATGCACCCACATCAATGCCAGATTTATCTATGTATGCAGAGATTGCTATTGACTTAGAGACTAGAGACCCAGACTTAATGCAAATGGGTTCTGGCGCTCTTAGAGGTAATGGTGAGGTCATTGGTATAGCCATAGCTGTTGAAGGTTGGAAAGCTTACTACCCTATAGCTCATGGAGGCGGAGGCAATTTAGATAAAAAAGTTACTTTAGAATGGTTCCAGGAAGTTTTAGAAACTCCAGCAAACAAAATATTTCACAACGCAATGTATGATGTGTGTTGGATAAGATCATTAGGTTATAAAATTAATGGTAGAATTATAGACACTATGATAGCCGCTTCATTGATAGACGAGAATAGATTTAGCTATACATTAAATTCCGTGGCTAGAGATTATATTGGTGTCGGTAAAAATGAAAAAGTTTTAACAGACGCTGCTAAAGAATGGGGTGTTAATCCTAAGGCAGAAATGTGGCGTTTACCAGCACCGTTGGTAGGCGAATATGCGGAAGCTGATGCCGAGGTTACCTTAAAACTGTGGCATGCTTTACAACACGAGATTAGCAATGAGGATATATGGAGTGTTTTTAATTTAGAAATGGACTTGTTTCCTTGTTTAGTTGATATGAAGTTTAAAGGAGTTAGAGTAGATATTGAAAAGACTTTTATATTAAAAAAAGAATTTCAAAAAAACGAAAAAGATATCTTACACAGCATAAAGAAAGAAACTGGAGTAGATTTAGACATATGGGCCGCAAGTTCTTTACAAAAATTATTTGAGCATTTAAATATAGAATACGGTAAAACTACAAAAGGAGCACCAAGCTTTACTAAAGGGTTTTTACAAAATCACACGCACCCATTAATTAACAGTGTAGCAGTTGCTAGAGAATATAATAAAGCACACACAACTTTTATAGACAGTATCACTAAACATGAACACAAAGGCAGAATTCATGCAGACATTAATCAACTGCGCAGTGACGCTGGGGGAACGGTAACCGGTAGGTTTAGTTATAGTAACCCAAATCTACAACAAATACCCTCTAACCACAAAGACATTGGTCCGGCGATACGCTCATTGTTTATACCGGAAGAAGGCTGTACCTGGGGCTGTTTTGACTACTCGCAACAGGAACCGCGGATCTTGGTGCATTTTGCTAGTTTAGCTCAGAAAAAAAGTCAGACTGAAACTTTTGTATCTGCAGGGGTAGATGAAATTGTTGCAGGTTATAAAAAAGGTGAAGCAGACTTTCACCAAATGATGGCAGACATGGCCGGGATTGAAAGAAAACAAGCTAAGACAATTAATTTAGGTATCATGTATGGTATGGGTAAAATGAAATTAATGGGAGAGTTGGGAAGTACGGAAGATGCTGCTGAAGAAATATATACTAAGTATAAGACCATGGCGCCGTTTGTACAAAAAATGTACAACATGGCTTTAAAAAGAGCAGAAAGAAAAGGTAGAATTAGGACTATAGGAGGTAGAGTGTGTCGTTTTAATCTGTGGGAGCCACACGGTTATGGTATTAAAAAAGCCTTGCCCCATGATGAAGCACTCGTGGAACACGGACCGGGGATTAAACGTGCGTTTACGTACAAAGCTTTAAACAAATTAATTCAAGGCAGTGCTGCTGATATGACTAAGATGTCCATGCTGGCTTTGTATAAAGAAGGAATTGTACCCCATATTCAAGTCCATGATGAATTGGATATTTCAATAGAATCTCCAGAACAAGCTAAAAAAATAATAAAGATTATGGAAGAAGCTATTGAGTTAGAGGTACCTAATAAAGTTGACTACGAACAGGGGCCTAACTGGGGAGAAATAAAATAATGCCGGTGATTAAATTGATCGAAAACCACCGGCATATGAAGGTGAGAAGATTCCTTGATAATAAATTAAATTAAACTCTTGTCAAATGAAATAAAATGACTATATTATCCCATAGTATAACACAACAAGGAGAAAAACAATGCCTGATACAAGTAGATTTAAGTCGGTTTCTGTGTCCACAGCGACACATAACCAATTGGAATCATTGGCTAAAACACGTTTTGAAGTTCCAGTCAGTATACAAAAAGTCATAGACTTTATGTTAACTAATGAAATGAAAAAAA